AATATTCATTGCGTTATCATGAACTGCTAACTGCCATGCAGGTTTTACATTCATTTTGAAGTTTCGGCCTCCTTTCTTACAGCCATGCTTCTTCCCACTCCACACTAACCTCAGGGGCTGTTGTAACGAATCCGGAAGAATGAATTTCTAATTGCGACTCGCCAGGCGGGATCGAAAAGTATCGAGACCCATTTGCTAAGTCACCCTCAGCGCTAACGCCTTGAGTCGAAGCTTCTGGATCAGAAATATAAAAGATCTTACCCTTATACATATCTACTACAAGTTCGCTTCCCGCATTGTATTTATTAGGCACAAGATCATACCGTTCAACGTTTGTCTTTTGGAATTTAAGAGATTGTACGCACAATGTATCAAGGTGACCTATACCCGGTCTTTCATCTCTAAATCGACCATATAAAATCCAAATTTTTGAGCATTCCAAATTCTCTTTGGATGCGTCAACTATGGTTTTCGGTATACCAGAATAACTGAACGTAAATTTGCCTCCGTCTTTAATAATATATACATTACCCGTTCTACTATTAAATCCCGGATTAGGGAGTTGCTGTCCCGGTTCATTGTTATTAGAACCGAATATATTTTCTTCACGAGGTTGTTGATGGATATCCTTAGTAGTAAAGCACTGTACGGTCCTATCGCTATCAGTTGTCCATTTATCTAAGCTATATGCGCAGATAAGTCGATCGTTATCGTCCATAAACATAATTGCTAACAGACCAGTTTGGCCAATTTTAGATGCCCAAAGTTTTAGGTTAAAATCACAACGGAAGTTCTTAGCACCTTTCACATTGTTCTTATCAGCGGGCAGAGCGTACTCATATACAGCACACCCCCAGTCTTGACCAACACCTTTAGACCCAGAACGAGTCCAATGTAACCCAGGGCACGGATACCCAACACTACCAGCGTCTCTAGGAGCCCAATCAAGAGTTAGGTCGCTAATTTCAGCATGATTGGCATACTGCAAAGGCGATTGCGATCTTAATTTATTACTAATATTAACGCCTTTACGCCATCCTGTAGAATCATTAGGTGTTAAATTTAGCAATAACTGTGACTGATCATACGACCCAGATGCAGCAGAGAGACCTTCACGTCTAGACGCACTTGTCCCAATCTCCATTACACCGTTTTTATTAACAATACCAATCCATCCGTTTGTCCCGGCGTTCTTAATTCGAATGCGAGGATATGCTGGTGCACTTCCTGCATTATTTAAAGTCATTTTGACAATAGCTCCATCTTTAGTAAGAGATCCAATATCAGGCGAGTTTGTCTTTGATGTCAACACCTTAGTAAGCTCCGAATGTAATAAACCATCTGGGACTTCAAAGGAAATAGACACCGTAGCCTGACTTTTCTGTAAATCTTCAGTAAACTTCGGTTGTCCTGCTGTAACGGCAAGATAATATTTACCATCCTGATCATCGAACTGCAATTTCTTTGGTCCATCAGGACAGTCAAGAGCCCTAGCCAATTTCGTACGAAGCGAAAGTAACTCAGCAGGGCTACCTGTCTTTTGTCCTTCAATAGTAATATCATAAGAACTTCTTCTACCAGAAATCCATGTCTTACCAAAACGGCCAGTGCCGGCAGAATATGTATGTTCCTGACCAGCACCAGCATTACGTTCAACTTTAGTTACAGCATCAAGGAGTTTACCGATATCAACAGCATCAGTTCCTTCACCAAAGATTATGGAGAAATAGCTTTCATCTCTCATAATCGTGGTAACACTCCATCTAACATATTTAATCGATCGTTATAAGTCCGTTGTGCATCTGCCATTCCTGGCGCCAATGAACGGCTTACAAGATCTTTATCAAAGTAAAGCGGGCTAACCTGTCTTTGAGCAAGAAGGTCGTTCCCAACAGCAGAGTTCTCAGTTAGAATTTCTAACTTACGGTCTACATTATTTAGCCCCCGTACCACTTCATCAATAGAATAACGATTAGAAGCAATACTACGGCTTGTAGGATTAAGCGACGAATAATCAATATTTGCGCCAGTGAGACCAAGATAACCAACTCCATTCCATTTATACCCATCGATATTAGACATATCAAGAACCGGAGAAATAACAGGAGAAAGTTCCATATTGTTATCAAGATATTCTGATGTTTCACCAAGAGCATCTTTGATTGTTTGTTGAACGATTTTCATGTTATTATCAATCGCTTTAAATGAACCAGCAGAACCAAATCCTGAAGCGAACTCAGTAATAATAGCGCGACCAGATCTGGCTACTTGACGCCAACCTTCACCAGAGAAAGGTCCTTCCTTCGCAGGAGAGTGGGGTAAGAAACGAGCAACAGCACCCAAGACTGTTCCGACCGCAGCGTTTACGGCGTCCATAGCACGTGTACTAGAAATACCTCCGGCGAAACTTTCTGTTATCGCAGCACCAGATCCGGAAGCATCTGCCTTCATGCCACCTGCGGCCGCTTGAGCAACAGAACCCCCTGCGGTACTTGCTTTATCCTTATTGTCTTGTGATTCAACAGATGTGGCAAATGTAGCGCCTAATTTAACCCCGGCAGGTCCACCATCAACAGCATCAAGCCCTTTATTCGCGCTTTTTGCCACACCCGTAGCGGCTAACAATAAGGGGTCTCTATGTATATCAACATTTCTAATAAGCTCCTGCATTTCTTCCTTAGCATGTTCTTTACCCGCTCTATAATCCGAGATAAGTTGGTTCACCTCGGCTTGGTTAGGCTCAACTTTAGATTTAGTTTCAACGTACATAGCATCTATTGATTGTAACGCAGAATCTTTAACCTTCATGATACTATCTGCTGTCTTAGGTGGCTCTGCTTCAATAGGCGCACGGAATTGATCCATATATTGTTGGGAGATGCCTGTGAAATCTCCTTTAGCCATAGCTGCTATCATTGCAGGTGGAATATTACCTGCTTTAAGCTCGGCCATAGCTTTTGTAACATCAAGGTTATTACCAAGCTGATTATTTAAATTAACAAATGCAAGACCGACTGCTTGTGGATCCCAACCTTGACCATTGTTGGTTAAGCCACTAAGAACAGCTTGCTCGATTCGCTTAGCTTTATCACCAGCAGGTTGGGCAGCAGCGTCAATATTAGAAAGGTACTGTTGCATTTGCTCTTGTGAGATATTTGAGAAGTCGCCAGTAGCCATAGCCTCAATCATCTCTTGAGGGATCTGTCCAGACTTAAGACCAGCTAGCGCTTTGGTCATATCAAGTTGACCACCAAGGTGTTCGTTGAGTTTACCAAAGGCACCATTAAGTAGGCCCATGTCCCAATTACCGTCTCCACCAAGTCCTTGTTCAAGGGTTTTCTTAATATCATCGGCGTTTGTCTTAACTTCAGGTTTAGCTGTAAGTACGCCATTAGCGTAGTCATACCCTGCTTTTTCAGCAATCTGTTTGACCTGCGCTTCAGACATACCCATTTCAACCATTTTGGCGAATAGTTTACCTGCGTCATTAGCATCGATAGTTTTATTCTTAAGGCCTTGTATAAACTCATTAGCACCTTGAATACCTAATTGCGAACAGAATGTCTTAAAGTATTCAAGCCCATCTTTTGACTTAGCTGCAATATTCATAGCACCTTGGACTTCAGCGGTACCTAGCCTATCCAACTGCTTAATTGCGGCATCAACACCGCCTTTAGCAGCAAGTTCCGCATAGGTTTTAATACCGTCAACACGTTCGTGTAACCATTTTTCAAATCCTTGAGCGCCGCTTTGTAGAGCGTCTTTAGCCTTTTCAAAATATTCCCCAACCCAAGGTAATTGCCCGAGGGTATCAAGAATAAAAGCAAGCATCGAGGTTAGAATCTCTACAAGTAGTGAGAATATAGATGAAAGCACATCTGTCACAGAAACCGCAATAAGATTACCGTTATTACGTATCCATTGTGCAATCTGTTGCAGACCTAATAATATAGAATCAAGGAGTTTAGTAACAAGTCTAGGAATTGCCGCGGCAACCGCATCAACCGCAGCAGAAACCCCATCAACAAGTGCTGAAGTCATGTCGCCAATGGATTGTCCAATCCCAATAACGATACCTTTTATAAGGTCGATACCTATTTGAATAACTTTACCAATATTACCAGCAACACCTCGAATTAATCCTTCTACAAGCCCTTCGGCCATTCCGGCAACAACTTCCGCAACATCACCAGATGATTTAGATGCTTCAGCAAAGAATTTACGGAAGTTTTCACCACCTTCTTTACCAAGTCTTGATACGGTATCGATAAGTTTAGTGATAGCATCGATAATAGAAGCAACACCTTGTAAGAAGTACCCTATACCGGCTGAAGCAATACCGATAGCACCCCCGATCATAAGAATACTGCTACCTAATGCTTCCAATCCAGCGATTGCTTCAAAACCACCAAACTTACCAAGTAAGCCGCCAATAGTAGCGATTGCCGCAACTACACCTACAAGCATCCCTACTTGTAATAAGATATTGTTCACAGGTATCTTAGTCAATTCTTTAAGCGCATATACTGAAGCCATCAACGCAGCAACTGTAGCACCGAGACCGATAATACCATCCCTCTTGATGTTCTGAGCAGCTTGTCCGATTTTAACGAACGCATAGACCACACCAACAAGGGCAAGACAGGCGCCAACAGTTTTAAGGAAGTTACCTTCCATCTTACTTAGAAGAAGAAGACCGGCGGAGGCGACTAGAACAGATCCAGATAAGGCCGCTAGGTTTTTAACACCTTCATTTATACCCTTATCCCCAATATTGTTCTTCTGAAGAACCATAGCCAGAGCACCAAATGAGGCCGTTACGACAGCCAGGGCACTAAGTGCTTGTACAATAGCATCAGGGTTTTTCATAGATCCAATATTCTGCGCTAGACTACGCATCATATAAAGCATAGCGGTAATACCACCAAACATTACAAAAGCGTTCTTTGTAAAGGACTGCTTAGTATTATCTAGTTTACTAAAGGCTACCGCAATACCCGCAATAACAACAAGCATAATAGCAACAGCAGCGCCACCCTTTTTAAGAACCTCAGTATCAAGTGATCCAAGTTCAGCTACTGCTTTAGAGATACCCCCTACAGCTTTAGCCATTGTAATAAAGGTAAAAATTGATGATGTCTTAACTTCCTTAAGATTACCAGCAGCAAGAAGGACTGCCGACATACCTACAATAATAGTAGCGACAGCATAAAGACCTTTGTTAAGAGTACTTTTATCCAAAGTACCGAGATCTTTAACAACCTTAGCTACTTTCTTAATAGCGTATGCCAAACCAATAAAGGTTAGAATACCAATAGAGATCTTAGCAGAACCACCATCGAATCCTTTAGCATTTCGTTGCATATGGGCCATTATACCCATTAAAACACCCATTGCTACAAGGATAGCGCCAGCAGAAAGTAGACCTTTCTTAAGAGAATTTCCATCCAACTTACCTAGCAACATAACAGATCCAGAGATCATAAGAATAGACCCTGCTACGCCAAGCATACCAAGCATCATATCTTTTGCGCTTTGTACCTTACTTGGATCGAACTTCTTAGTTGTCATTGAAAGCGATAAGTAGAACACTTCAAATGCGCCAAGAACAGCAACTAATCCTAGAACCCCTCTCTGAAGTTTATCAGCAGGAATCATAGATAGGACTAATAATGAACCTGTCAAAGTTGCAATAGCTAATGCAAAAGATTTAATATTTTGGAATTTAGCTTTAGCCTTAAAATTACCACTAATCGCATTGAACATATTTGTAAGCGATCCTGTTACAGAATTCGCTCCTTCAAATAGACCTTTAGCGAAGTCTTTAAACATATCTTTGATACTTAAGACTTTCTTACGAGTATTCCAAAGTACGATAATCGCCGCAGCCAAAGTAAGGATTTTACCAACTGATGCAGAATCAGCTTTATTAAATGGTGCCAATACAGAACTAAATGTCTCTCCGATAAGCTTGGCCATATCACCAATACTTTCAAAGACACCTTTACTCTTCTGATGAACACGATCAACGCTATCACCTAAACGATCCATACCAGCTTCAGCTTCTTGCATCTTACGATTACCAAAGTCCGCTTCAGTGAGTTCGTCTGCAGATACACCGGTAACCTTAAACAGATCTTTAAATCCGTCCCAAATTTTCTTAAGAACTTTCCCGATCTCTTCAAGGGCTTTCTTTACGCCCTTACTTACAGACTCGACAACCTCTCCAAAGTTCTTAAATGAGAAGTTTGTATCTTTAAAGCTTGAGCCGATTGATGAAGCGAATTGCTTGATCAGATCCCATAGACCGGTTAAAGTATATTGTACACTAGATGGTAGGCTAGAGAAGAAGTTTTTGAACCAAGGTCCAAATGTACTAGAGATCCAGTTCATTGCTGTACTGAACCCATTCTTAATACCAGCCCCAATCTTACTGAATGTCTCACCAGAAGCAACATTAGCAAGTCCTTGCCAGAATCCATGGAACCAACCTTTGAATGTTGCTAGTGTCGTCTTGTAGTTGCTAAAGTCAATCTTAGATTTACCCATTTCTTTACGAATGTTACTAAAGACTTCCCCAACAATACCAAAGCCAGTGGACATTCCACCAAAGATAGATTTGACAGCTCCTAGTTCGCCAACCCACTTACGGAATCCGTCAATAGATTTAACGATACCCGGAACAATACCTTCAGAGAAATTTGCGGTAAGAGCTTTACCAGCATCACTAAAGACTTTACCCGCACCACCAAAGTTAATCTTACCAAAGCTAATCTTCGAGATCTTAGAATTAAACCATTCAAATGCTTTACCAACACTATCTACAACAGGTTTAAGGAAAGACAATGAGAATTTAACTTTGTCTAATTTATCTGCGTACTCACCAAGAGTAGGCCAGTGTTTACGGACTACATCACCAAAGAACTTAAGAGAAAATGTAGATTTTTCTAACCATTTTGAAAGTCCTTGGGTTCCACTCTTGATTGCACCAAAAGGATCTGAAGCAAATGACGCAAGTCCTTTCTTAAGTCCAGACATGTCAGGCATAGAGAACTTAAAGTCTTTAAACATATCTCGAAGTCCAGGAGGGATTAGATATTCCCATTTAACCGCTTCACGAAATTGTTTCCATGTAGTAATCTGTCTATTAAGAACCTTATCCATAGTCTCATTAAGACTATTCCAGAATGTTCTATGGCTTGTTATAGTACGCCTATAGTTATTCCGCACAGTATTATAGAATCCGAATAGGTGCGTTCTTAGTTTGTACCCAAACTGTCCAGCCCAAGAATCCATATTTCCAGTTGCTTTATTGAAATGGGAGAATCCAACAATGAATTTACCTAAAGCTTTACCGAAGATAGGGAACCGCTCTACAGCATTACCTACCCAGAACGACCACTCATTGAACCTCTTACCATTATCGCCAAGAGCATGACCTAAGGTCTTAAACGGATTAGTAATCTTGGAGAAGAATCCTCGCATCTCTTGCTTAAAACGACCAATAGCCGGAGTAAGGATCTTGATCACTTCCCATAACTTCTTAAGCCAATCCATGATTTTTACAACACCGCCAGGTAGTTTGTCAAATGCTGCAGACCATTTCTCAGAGAAGTTTGCTAAGCCGTTATGGACTGAGTCCCAGAATTTATTAATGGCATTCCCTATGGATCCGAATACCTCACCAATCTTCTTAAAGTTTATTATTCTTCCAATAAATATTTCAAAAGCATAAATGGTTTTATATAATGCTTTAGCCATCATACCAACTATAAGAATAAAATCTTTAATCATATGATTTGGTATAAGCGTGGCTACGAGCTTCATCTTAGCGCCGACTTCTGCACTAATCCATTTAATCGCTTGAAATACCGCAATAAAAACATTCTCAAAAGCATGTAATTCAGCACTTCCCAACTTAAGTTTCTCAGAAAATGCGCCAATCAAATTTACAAGTTTCTGACCTATTACAACGTTCATATTTGCGCCAAACACATGTTGAAACGCATACCCTACGTGTTTAAATATTCCACCAATGGATCCAAAACCAGAATCCATTAGATCTAATATTTTTTGTCGACCACCTAATGATACAAAGGTCTTAGCAAACTCATTAGCTTTAGTTGCCGCTGAGCTCAGGGCATCTGCTGCAGCATTACCCCATTTGGTCCAAAATGCAGTAAGTTCATCACTACCCGCTTGTCCCATTAAAGTTTCCCATACACGAGCCCAGCCAGACGTTACTTGGTCTGCTACAGCTTCCGATGCTTCACCGAATGTATGGAATTCAGAAGCCATTTTAACTAATGTTTCGTCATTAGCCAAACGTTCAAGTGACTTAATTAACACTTCATTCGTTAACCAGCCATCTTTAAGGGAGCCACGGAAACCTTCGGACATATCAATATCCTGACCAAGCGCTTTAGCCGTGTCAACCAGGATATCCTTAAATCGTTTAGTTGCCATACCAGCATTTTCAACTGACATCCAGTTTTGAGTATTCATCATACCCATTTGCAATGCTTGTTGTACCCCGAATTGAAGTGAGCGGTTAAATCCATCTGTACTTGCACCAGCAGAAGCCGCTAAGTTACCCCAACCCTTCAAGGCGGTAGTGGCATCATCAAGTTCTACCCCCGCATTTACGAATTGAGCAAGGGAATTATGCATTTGTTTAACCGAGTATTTGGTTGTTTCAGCATACTTTTGTAAATCATCCAATGAGGCAGTAATATGACCCATTTCTGATTGACCCAAAGCAGCGACCAACATATTTACTGAGTTAATTTTATCTTCAAACTGACTAAACCCTGCTTTAAGAGGGGCAATAGTATTCAAGATTTTCCCAGCAAAATTCTTAGCCATCGCCAAACCGGCCATAGTAGCATTAGCTGCGATATTACCTAAAGCAATAGATGCTATAGATTGTAGCATCCCAAATTTACCACTAGCCTGTTGAACAGAAGTGTCAATTGACTGAATCGCTTCAGAGGCTTGTTTCCCACCTAATGTTATTGGTGAAACGAAGTTTAAAATACCAGATGCGAGTTTACCAAAATTCCCTGTTGCACTACCAACAGCGGAGGTAATCTTATTAAAAGCACCAGCATATAGATCACCAAGTTTAGGGGCAGAACCCATTAATTCAGTAAGAGAGCGGCCTAGAGATTTAGTTGCTTTCTCGGTGTTAGCAAAACTTGACTTACCATCAACCTTCGCTAGTGTTTTATCTAGATCTTCAAGAGAGTTCAAAGACTCCTTAAGACCAGTTTTGAACTGCTCATTATCAATACCGAGTTTAATAAGGCGTTCTTCAATTATTTGTCTACTCAATTACTTTTTCCACCTCCCTCAGTATCTCATCTGCAATAGAATCTACAATAGGAGTAACAAAGTTATTAGCAGGTACATACCCACCAGTTCCTGTACCGTGACCATTTACGATAAGTACGACAAGCGGTGTTCCGTCTTTTATCTTCTTAGAGTTAGAATAGTATAAACTTAAACCATTTTGAGATTTTTCAACCTCCATGCCCCAAGAAGATGCCGTTGAACCTGAACGCTTTGGAGTAGCAGAAATCAGCCGGCTTAAACCACTCCGTCCACGAGATTGTAAAGCATGACGAACGGAATCCATATTCTCGGCACGTTTACCCATTTTTGATAGGCCCGTTTTTTTCTTTATTGTCTGTACCTTTATTCTCATTTCTTTCACGTTCCTCTCGCATCTTACGAATTTTCGCTAGACGTTCATTATTGATACGGTCATAGTCATCCAGTATTTGTGTAGTAGACTTCTTCTTCTTCGGTGCATTAAATTCACCAATGACACCAAGCAAAGTAAGCAACCTATGAATGTTCCAAGTCTCACAATCAAATGGGACTCGGGCATTTGCCATATAGGCATATATTACTTCAGAAGTCATAACCATACCATTATTGGTAGGTTTTTCTACAGGAGTTATAACTGTCGCAGTTGGTTTATCCTCAAGATATAACGAAAGCTGTTCTATAACATCGATTGTTAAATCTGAATAGGAAATGTCCTCTTTACACATAAGTAAAAAGTAGTCAAACAGTTCTGCAGTGGTCTTTTCCTCTCGAGTTAAAAAAGGCTTGCGGTATAACGTTTCCCAATCTGCAATAGATTTAAGACTATGTTCGAAATGTAAATGTCGTCCCGGTATAGTGATAAACTGATATGTTTCTTCATTATAATATTCCCTATCAGGGGTATCAATAACTAACATATATAACCTCACTATCAGATAAAAATAAAAGAGGGGTGTAAATTTACCCCTCAATCATATCATTTTTTGAGTTTAGAAACTGATTCCGGAACAGTTCCTTTATTTGGATCACCGACCAATGCACTAAAGAACTTAGCGGTTTCTTTACCGTCTGCAGATACAGCATCCGTAATCATATCAATGAATAATTCCGCATATGCTTCTGAGTTAGCAAAGTCTTCTTGAGCTTTCTTGTCCTTTCGGAAAGTACGGCCATCTTCAGAACGTTGACCATAAGCCATCTTAAGAATAGATTCGACAAAGTCAAAGATCTCATCGACGTCTTCACGACTCATCATTTCTTTAATATAGTCATCCCAATCCTTTTTAGCACGACCCATGATACGAATAATTTCGTCTTTACGTAAGTGGAACCAAAGTTCCTCAGTTACCGGTTCTCCGGTGATTAAGTTGTTGTAAGTTACTGTTTTAGAAATCATCTCTATACTCCTTTAATGTAGATTTATATTTCATTTTGAATTTTTAGACGCCAGCACGACCTTAGCTGTCCAGCCCCTTTCCCGCGTCTTTAAATTCTAATTACCCAGCGACAAGACCAAGAGTGGTAAACACTTCTTCTGGTGATGGAAGAGTTGGTTCTGCATCAG